TGCAATTGGCGGGTGTCTCAATCGACTGCCCGGTTCGTCATTACGTGACTAATCGGTTCTTTGTGCCATAATGATTGAATCATCTGACAAGAACGTACAAACTGGTGCCCAAAAAGCACCCGGAGCCTGCACAGGGTTCCAACACATGGCTACCAGCGCCACTAAGTCTGGCCTCCTCTTTCTCCGTGCGATTTATCTGCCGGTCGGTCCTCTCTCACGAGAGAACCACCGCCTCTTTTTTCCAAGTTACAAGGCCCTAAAGGGATCTTCTTGTAAGGAAAAAATGAAACAGATTAAATTGCACCTCTCCGCTCCGCTAATCGCCACACTCCAAGGCGAACACTTCTTCTCCGTCCTGAGTCTTGAAGACTCCCTTTCTCTGGCCGCTGCAGTGTCCTCAATCACCAAATCACTTCCTACCAGTTGTGATTGTATGGGTGATTCACTGTACAGCGACCTCAAGAAGGTCCTGACTGCCGGCCCTCGCAAGCTTCCGGAAGGCTATATTGCCTTTGCCCGTGAAGTTGTGAGGGAACTCTTTCCTCGAGGTATTAAACCCAAGAAGATCGAGAGGCAGGCGAGGAATACGGTTCCCCCCCTCAAATCCACTACCACCGCCCCTCGCTGCTGTGGTGGTTCTTACGCATCCTGGCATGGACGTCGTGACGAGTACTGCTCGTCCGTCAAATCGCCAGATGTTGTTCATGAACCAGAGTTTATGATTGCCGGCGATGCCGGTAAACCCAGAGCCCTGGTTAAGAACCACCACAGTTACCTCCTCCTACGCCCCCTTCACAAGGTCATCTATGACCGCCTCTCGGAAGAAGATTGGCTTCTCCGTGGTGAACCTACCCCGTCCAGGCTGGACCGGGCTGGTTTTAGACCACGAGAAAGATGGTTGTCGGCTGATTTCGTATCAGCGACCGACAACATTCCTACCGAGGTGGCTGAAGCCATCATAGATGAACTTGCCTTCCTTTCCCCCTCTTCGCTTTCCCCCCTTTTTTCCGAGGCCCGAAAGAGCCTCCGTCCGACAGTCACTCTCATAGATGATGGGCCTGAGGCTAAGGGTGAGGTAAAGGATAGTTTCGTGGTTTCCCGAGGACAACTCATGGGAAACCTTCTATCTTTTCCTCTCCTTTGCTTACAGAACCACATCTCCTCAGAGTATGTAAGTAGACTCGTCGGCGAGACTCCGGCCAAATTAATCAATGGTGATGATTTGGTCGTGCAGTGCTCGGAAAAATGGGAACAAAAATACCGTACTCTGGTACCGCAACTTGGTCTTGAGCTGAATGAGAAGAAGACGTCGTACACGTCCTCATTCCTCACGATCAACTCAACATACTTCACACGAAATCTGGTAATGATACCTTTCGTGCGATGCGGTGCTTTGAGTACGAGAGACCCTCGATCCGTGGCTGAAGCTGTGCAGTCACTCGTTCGAGGATTTTCGTTCCGGAAAGGTAGTAGGGGAAGGGCCGTTCATAAAGCTGCCTTGAGGCACTTTGAAAAGGTTATCCGGACTTCAAAGCAAACATTGAAAAGTCTCGGATTCCGCTTCAAAGGAACTAACATGGTTCCTCGAGCTTTATGGCGGAGGGAAAAGAAACATGACGGGGGTGTCATGTTGAAGAAGGAGGAGGAGGGATTCCACCAGAAGATGGTGAAGCTGACGGACACCGGGTCCTCCAGGCTCTCATCACTTGTCAAGAATAAGGAAATTGCGGAGATAGTGGTCCGCGAGACGTGGGAACTTGGGCCTTACCAGAGGCCCGAGAGAATGAAAATGTCGGCGGCAATGAAATTCCTTAGAAGTAAGGAAAATCGTTGCTTCCGGACAAAAGAACATGCGACACAGACGCGCAAAGGTCTGCTGCCCTGTGTTCAACAAAAGAGTGTGGTCGTACCTTCCTCTCTAGAGGAATGCCTTACGCTATGTCACGAGCGTTCTTTTCTTCAGTGGGAAGAAGTAGAAGATGATGGCGAAAGCCATCGTCTTCCCTTCATGAACACCGTTGAATGTGAACTTTGTGAACGCGTGGAGGAGTTCCTCGAGGACGAAAGGTGGGTACGAGAGAGGGAGTGGGAAGCGGGGGAGGCCAGGCGTGTAAAAGCGCTGGTTGATTGCGAGCCGCCGCCTTATGTGGAGGATATTGACGTATCGGACATTGAAGATACTGTCCGTTTTATCCTAACATAAGAGAGGGAGGCTCCGGGTGTGTTGAATGCCAGCATTCAATAGTGGATGATGCATTTTGGCATCACCAACCGGAGAATGGGAGATACCGGCCTTCCGATTTAGGCCGGGTATCCACCACAATGTCATGCAGGGAGGCATGTTTTCTCGTTTAGTACCCCAAAAGCGCTGAACCATTGACAATGGTGTGCATTAGTAGGGTGGGTTAGGGAAAGACAGTCATAGGTAGTTGGTCGACTTAAGAGCACGTTAAAGCTTGTATGTCCGACCAAGGAACTAGACTGTTGTACCGAATGGGAGGTTGGGGAGAAAGAATGAACAAGGACGTCGTAAATATTGTCCACCAGGTTTAAAGTAGGATGGAGGCTTTGCTTGAGTAACGCGCATAATTGAGTGCGTATCCTCAACGGTCCTACCCGTGGTGGTGGCCACCTGTTGTATACCAGCTTCGGCCAGGTAACATCGGTAAGGGTGGAGTCCTTGTTTGTTCTATCTCCTTGACTATGTCAAGCCCCAAGTGCCCTGAAAAGAAATGAAGGAAAGTGTTGAACGAATTGGCAGGTGGGTACCTGAACCGTCCGAGGAAGGAGTGGTATGAACCTTGCAGGCCCGATGGCGTCCATCCAAAAGGTGGAAACGCAATGATCGGTGACGTCTAAACGTCAGGTCCGAAAGGGGAAACCGAACAAAGGAGAAGTGGTGTCATTTGTTGCTGACACCGTACATTTTCGACCATGAGAAACCTCCAGATACTTATATCTAAAAATAAGTACCGCCGTTCC